ATAATATGCGAGAGCTTCAATGGTCCGTTGGTCGAAGGTATTGATAACGCTCATAATATCTCGTTTTTAGTAACTTACTTTCCCACGCAGAATCTACTTTCCCACGCAGAATGTTGTCAAATCTCTCAGACCCTGTGTAAATACTGAGGTTCTGAGGCTCTGACGGTGGCCGCGAGCAACAAACGAGCAACAAAAACAGAAAAATCGGAGCCTTTCGACCCCGATTCCGAGTAAGAGGAAGCGTGAAAACTTCAATAGTGTATATATGGGAAGAATTGCATTCACGCTGCAAAGATAGTTATTTTATTCGAAACAGCCGCAGAATCGTCGAAAATATTTTCTTCGGGTGAGTGATTATATAGATAACTATCAACGCCCACAGGCCGTAAATCTGAGTCTTCTGCCACCATGTCAGGACGTTGACCTCCTGCACCGTCTGAGTATTAACGGTATGATAATGGTCGCGGTCACGATAGACGATGCTGTCCTTCCGAGCCTCCTTATGCTCAACCTCGACGGGCTTCTTCTGAGGCTTATTGGATAGGCTGTGGGAGAGGAACATCATACCGTCGCGCCATATCACGGATGCATCGCTCATGGCGTAATCTGTTTCAAGGTGCGACGTGGTGTCAGGCGTTACCACCTCAACCGACTGAGCGGGTATCTCGACAAACACCGTGTCCTTTACAATCTTCTCGACATAGCGAACCTCGGTTTTCAGGCTGTCACGGGTCTGCTCCTGTTCATTGACGGCATGCTGCTGACTCTTACAGCTCGTCAGCCAGCAGAGAATAATCAACAGGATGATTCCCCCAAGCGACATCATACAGGCTTTCATTTCGCCACCGCTGCGTTTCAGCTTGCGGTCGTAATACTCCCTGTCCTCTCGATAGCGTTCCATAGCGTTACTTATTGATGACGGTCGTGCCGTCGTTATACACTAAGCTGCCGTACTGAATGCCTGAGAGTCGGCGAGTCCAGCCTTTCTTGAACTTTGCCTGAGTGCCTGTGGCAATGGCATTGATATAGGCCGTGCGCTGCGCCTTGATGCGGTTGAAGAGGACGTGCTGGCCGTCAGGATAACCGTTCAGGGCTTCGAGGGTCTTGCGTCCGACAACGCCGTCAACGGCCACACCCAAGAGCTTCTGAATCTTCTTAATGGTTCCTGCACCCGAAGCCCACACCCAATCGACGAGGATGTTTGCGACGCTCTGAGACGTTATCTCGTCGGCACGCCACTTATCCCAGAAATAGACCTTGAAGATGTGGTTCCACTGTTCCTCAGTCATCGCTTTGAGGTCATCAACGGTTTTGTCCTTTCCATAAATCATGCGGAAGGTGCCAATGGTAACGCCCCACTTTGTTGCGCCGCCACGATCTCCCTTTACGTTGGCGAAACCGCCCTCCCAGCTTCGGATGAACGGTTTCAGAGTTGCTGCTTTTGCCATAATACTATAATTCTGAATCTTGAATAGGTTCGATGTCTGTCTCTTCCTGAGCGGCCTTTTCGAGGCCTTCCTTAGTCATACTCTTCAGGACGTTATCCAAGCCTCCATACTCGTGTATCAGAGCCATCAGCGCACGGCGATAGTCCTGTTGCTGTTTGCGCTCCTTGATGTCGGCAGGCTCCCAAATGCTCTTGATTTCGACATACCCGACATATCCTGTGGCTATGAACGTGAACCAAGGCACCATGAATATGTCAACCTTATAGAATTGGTATAGAAAGAAAATCAGGGCAATCTGAACAACGTCTATTAGTGACAGGGCAAACGTCATATTGAAGTACTTGCTGATTTTCTCGATTGTCCTCTTGAATCCGTCAGAGGTTCGGTACTCGCCTCGCTCCTTCGCCTTGCGAATGCCCGCCCTGAGGTCACAGAAGATGAAACCGAGAATAATCACATAGCAGAGGAGTATCAATCCTCCTACGAACATTAGGGTTGTTAATCTTTCCATATCGATATGAATTTTTTACGTTTGTGAGTGGAACACGCTGCAAAGATACGAAAAAGTGATTATATTGTAATCATTTAGGCGATAAAAATACTCTCAGGGGCAGATTTTTGTGTTCCTGACCCCTGAGAGCGCAATTTTAACTTAGCGTTTTCTGACTTGGCGAAACCGTCGGACAGGTCTGAGTAATCAGATTCCAATTGGTTCCATTATAAATCAGAGTGACAGAGAAATTGTATGCGGGTTCGTAGTCACCGCCACCGCTGCTACCTCCTTCGCCGTCGTACCATTCTTCATTGTATGAGCCATAGAACCAAAGCTGTGACGAGCCGTCGATGGTCTTACCGTTACCGCTAATCTTCTTATGGCCTGTATTGCCGTTGAAGCGGACAATGACCTGCTGTCCCGTGTTGGCTGTGGTCGGGAGATAAACGGTCGTAACGGCCTCTCTCTTTTCACTATAATTACCTGATTTATTGTAATTATTGATGTGAATTGAATCACCTCCTGACATTGAATAGTCATTCTGACTCGATGACGTTGAGACAGGAAGAATCAAGCCCTGTGTGGCGTTGAGCAGGCCTTTGAACGTTCCGCTGTTGAAGGTCACGTTCTGACCTGTCACGTTACCCGACGTGTCGATAGCTATCTTTCCGCTTGCAAGGCTTACTGATCCGTCAGAATTGAACAGAGCCTTACCGCCAGCGAGCGAGGCCGCACCTGTCAGGCCGTTGAGGTATATCATCGGGAGAGAAGATGTCGCTCCGTCGGTGGTGGTTCCGTCGGCGAGCTTCTGACTCTCGAGGCGGCTGTTACGGAAGATGAAGCCCGCAATGTTCGCCAACTCAGCCAACAGCAGATTCGTGGCTATTGACTCAAACTCTGCTCCGAAGTCATTCCAATAATCGGTGTTCGTTGGGGTCTTATTCGAGAATGAGCCTGCGTCCGTCCTTGCAACATAGAAGTGACTATTATACTTCACAACGTCGCAACGGATGAGCGTGCCGACATATTCCTTCGACGAGCTGTAAACTCCACGGAAAGGCGTTGCAGGGCCTACTTTGTCATCCTCAGACAGGCACCAAGCCGTGCATCCTGTTCCATATTCCACCTTCACGCGCTCAATGCTTATCGTGCCTCCAGCGTTGAAATTATTCAGGCGAATATAAACGGTGTTAACCATCGTGCCGCCGTTGTTATCATAGGCGAAATTCTCATGTTTCAAGTCAAGCGTAACATTGTTTGACGTGATACCTGTCTTCTCAGCTATCGTCGGCCAAGCCAAAGAGCCGTTCATATAGACTAATACGCCACCGCCTCCTGACTTCGGATTTACGCCTGAGAGCGTGATGCGTACCTGTCCCGAGATTGTCGCCCCAAGCGTGATGGGGTCGGCAATGACCTTACCCGTAAGGATAAACTGACCGTCTGCGCCTCCGTTGTTGCCGCTTGACTCGACAGAATAGGTTTCCTTCGCCTCTGAGTTGTTAATGAGGTTCTCGCCCAACATGAGAGCGTCCACAGGTGTCTGACGGATAGGCGATGACCATTGAGATTTCAAAGCCCCTGACGCACCATTTATCAAAGCCGTTGTCATCCAAAGGTATTGCAGCGCACCGATGGAAGATGGATAGGTCGTTGACCATGTGGCACCTGTGACAGACGGGTCGCGGTTCCAATTATTCAATGACGGAGCCGAATTAGGTGAGCCGTTGACACAATATCGATATTCGTAATAGTCGCCGTTTATACCTGGGTCGCCCTGCTCTCCCTTTATCCTGACAATGACCCACGAAGTCCAAACACCATTTACCTTCTGACGTTCCGCACGCCAATACATTTGTGTAAAGTCCTCTGAGCTGTCATCCACTGGGTCGAACCAAATCTGAGTCCCTGAGCCACCGTGACGATTGGCCGTTGTCGGTGTAGCAGGAACAGCGTCATTCGTCTGCTTCTTCGCAAACTCAACGTCATACGTCGAAGTGTCGGTCATCTGTCGAGGCGTTGACCATGAGGCCTCCTGTGGCGACTGACCGTCAGAGGTAAAGACGCGGGAGGTCGCCCACAGCTTGTTTTCTCCTGACGGTATGCCATCCGACCAATAGACATTCGTGCCGCTGCTGTTCTGACCCGCGAGACATCCCGACGGGCTGGGGTCTGAGAAGCTGCCTTTGTCATTGGCGGGCTTCGTCGGCGTGCTGTTCATACGGACGAACATCGTGCTTGGGAATGATGACTGTCCCGTATCGCCACGCTCGCCTTTGATTCTTACGATAGTCCAATCTCCCCACTCTCCGTTCTTTTTCTCTCTCTCAGCTCTCCAATACATCTGTGTAAAGTCCTCTGAGCTGTCATCTACGGGGTCGAACCAAATCTGAGTCCCTGAGCCACCGTGACGGTTCGAAGCGGAAGGCGCTGCGGGTGTTGCATCCCCTGCCTGTTTCTTGGCAAATTCGACATCGTAGGTGTCCGTGTCAGTCATCTTGCGTGGAACCGACCAAGACGAAGCGGAGCCGTCACCCTTGAAGGTGCGGGTCGTAGCCCATAGCTGATACTCGCCCGACGGTATGCCGTCCGACCAGCTGTATGTCGTGCCGTTATGGGTGTATGTCGATGTCGGTATAGGGCTGTCATAGGTACCGCCCGTCGGAGCCGATGACGGTGTGATAGCTGACGGCAGACGGATGAAGCACGTTGACGGGAAATCTCCCTTCACGCCCTGAGCGACAACCTGCCAATAGGTCGTGTTCGTCGGTGCTTTGTCTGCTCCCTGAATAGGAGGATAGGTTATTACGCCTCCTGATGACTCGGTATAAATCTGTCGATAGGTCACGGTCTGACCGCCTGTCAGGTAAAGCACCTCGTCGCCATAGTAATAGACGTATGATGCGTCCCACCAGCCACGGAAGCAGCCCAACGGCTGTTCGTCGCCCGACCCGCTCTGAACGAGCGTTCCTCTCAGGCGCAGCTTTCCGTCGCCGTTGGAATTGAAGTCAAGACCCCACTCAGACGCGGAGTTACCGAGGCGCATAGCATTGTTCAGCATATCGAAGTAACTCTGACCGTCGCCGCTGATTACGCGGTCTGTGGTCACGCGGCCAGGCAATACCTCCGTGAAGCCGTAAAGGGTCACGAATGACCGCTCCCCCTCATACTCGCTGTTTAGAATTCCGTACAGGAGATAATAGTATGTCGAGCCGTAATTCATATTGATAGGCGACTCTCTCAGGAGGAATGTTCCTGTCGTGCCTGTGCGGGACACGCGGACATAGAGATAGTATTTCTTCGAGGCCACCGTCAGGGCTGCTGACGTGTAAGCCGATATATCCCAAAACTTATACTCAGACGGCTGATGGCTGCTGCTGAGGGTGTCGATACCCAGCGACATGTGCTGGAGTATGCCCGCAGGAGCCGTCAGAATCTTCGTGGTCTGATTGTATGTCACGTTATGGGGAACCGTCGCGGGTGTGACTTTGTCATCCACAAAACGATACTGCAGCGACTCGTCGCCAACGAGCAGCTGCATGGTCTGAATGGCTATCGGGTTGATGTTGTTCGTGAAGTTGTCGAAGCCCGCATCAAGGAGGTCTGACAGCATTGACATCGTTTCCTGAGCGTCACGGAAGCGCCTCTTTGTGAATGAGAGAGCGTCGCGGTGCCGCTCGACGGTTTCAACCTCATTCCCTTCGAGCTGTTTTATCTCTGTGAGGAACGAGGGAGAGACAGGCTTGTTTGATAGCTCAATCTCAGGCTTATGGGGTCGGTTCACAAAGTCTTTGATCGCCGTGATGCGAACCTTTACGGCTGTGGCCTGAAAGCGAGCGTCCGTGAAGGACACGAAGCCTCCGAGTACAATCTTGCCGCCGATGTTTACCCAGTCAGACTTTGCCCACAGGGGGTCAAGCTCTCCCTTGAAGGAAAACTCGTTATCCTCATGGTCGTACATATAGCGCACGGCCTCCCTGAACATATCCCACGATGCGCCTGACTGATTATTATCGTCGCGGATGTAAGCGTCGGGGAGGCTGATGTTCAGAACAATGTACTTATCCCCCGCAGCGGGCTTGAAGGTCGCGTCAGGCATAGTATAGCCGTCCTCTTCCTTCGGGACAATCTCGAAACGGTAAGGTTTCCTGTAACTGTCTGAGCCGACGGTACCGATGGCCGCGTGAATATACTTGACCTCAAACTCTCCGTGACCCGCGAGCTGTCCTGTCTGAAACTCAACGGTCATCTTCTCGCCCGCTATCAGATAGTCGTTGAAGTTCAGGCTCTCGTTCCCGAGCGACGCATCCGTGAAGTCATAGAAGTGCTTCCCTGAGTCAACGACAATCACCTCTGAGACGGTACCGACGCGGCTCGGATAGATATCCTCGAGAGACAGCGAATCCTCGGCATACGTCGAGGGGCTTTTATCGGTGCGGAAGATGGAGAGGCCTTTGTCATCAACACGATACGTGCGGCCTTCATACGTCAGGGTCTGATTCTTCGGCAACAGCAGAACTGATGACCCATACTTTGAGCGGTCGATGTTTCGGGAGCCACCCTGAACGAACAGGAACTCAACGGGAGAGTTACCCTCCGACTGACGGGTTATGCCTGAGCGGAAGCCGTTACCCTTACCATAACTCAGGGCGAGGGGAGCGTCCTTGTTATACTCCAGCTTTTTCAGAGAGACACGCTTGTTGTCAATCTCAAACTCCGTCTTGAACGTGTCGGCCATCTTACCGAGAGCGTCCCAACAGTAATCGTGGTCGTAGTTTATCAGACGCTCCACGCCTGTTATGCAGTCGCCGACCGTCCAGCCTGAGCCTCGGCGGTTCAGGTTCGCTACAAGCATTGTCAGGTGTTCAAGAGGCGTGGCGGTCATCGGGAACTTCAGGCGACCGTCCACGGTGTTTCGGAACTTCCATATCTTCGTGTCAGCCTGAGGGCTTTCCAACAGCACGGTATATTCGAAGTCGCGGGTGTGAATCATTTTCAGGTTCTCAGGACGTTTCAGGGTATAGGTTATGCCCTCGAAAACGCAGTATGACCCGACGGGCAGCTCAATGTGCGTTGCACGGCTGAATTTCAACGTCAGGTTGTGGTCGCCCATGATGACGCGGTATCTTGCGGAGCTGTCCTCTACGGCGACATCGAGGAGCTGTGTACCGCCGCTGTTGTATATCTTCATTGTCTGATGTCTTTTTACTGAGTTATTTTTATCGAAAATGCCCGCTGTCGGCTTTTCGTTTCAAAGTGGTGTGATTATACCATAAGCACCTTGAAAACGCGACAGCGGGCTTTTTACAGAGTCAGGGGGCTACTTGATATGAAGCTCCTCGCAGTCAGCGTCAACCTGAGCCTTCAACGTTGCGCGAGCCTCGAGGAAGTCCTTATAGGCCTGAATCTTTGCCTTTGCCTCGTCAGAGGTCTTGGCACCGTACAGGCCGAGGTTGGCTGCGTTGTACTCGTTGCAAAGCTTCTGCTCACGGTCTGAGCTGCAGCATTGCTCGATGACGGCCTTCGTAATCTTGTCTGACGTGACAGGAGCCCAAATCAGCACCTCTTCGCACTCCCAATAGGGGCGCTCCGTCTGCTGTTCCTGAGCCTGACCTTCGCCAGCCTGCTGTTCCTCACTTGCTGCCACTTCGGGCTGCACTTCCTGAATGTTGTAACGATAAAGGAATGAACCGTTACCTACTGCCTCGAACTTCGAGGGCTGATTGTCATACTTTGCCATAATAATCTGCTATTATTAGTTTACGTAATAAATGTTTGCTGTTGCTGTGCTGCGCCCAACCGAGCCATGACGCAAGCACCTGTTTATACTCCTTCACGGGTAACAGGGGCTGCATCTTGTTCAGTCGGGCTGCGGCACGGCAGAAATTCTGTTTTATTCTCTTACGAATAAGTTTCTGTGCGCGATAGAACTTATAGCCCACATAGTCGAGGGCGCAGCCATGACGGTCGAAGCGGTTCTCAGCGACAGGGAAGATTTGATAATTGCCTTTGACTTTCAGACGAAGCTCGCCCTCCAGCTTTTCTTTTATCAGAGCAAAAACCTCGCGGAGTCTCGCCTTGCTGTCAGAATAGAACACGATGTCATCGGCATACTCGTCGCAGTCGATTTTCAGCACCTCATTGCACCAATGCATAAAATATGCAAGATACAGGTTGGCGAGATACTGAGACAGATAGTTACCGATAGGAAGCCCAGGTGCCGAGTCGATTATCTCGTCAATCAGCCACAGGAGGTCACGGTCTTTTATCTTTCGCCTCACGATCTGCTTCATAACTTCGTGGTCGATGGAAGGATAGTATTTCCTAATGTCGATTTTCAGGCAATAGAGAGGCCGTCCGTCGTACTTCCTGATGACCTTTGAGACATGGCGGGAGCAGCCCTCGATGCCTCTGCGCTTGATACAACTGAAAGTATTGTGCGGGAATGTCCGCACCCATATCGGCTCCAAGACGTTCATAATGGCGTGGTGGACGATACGGTCAGGATAATATGGCAGACGGAAAATTATACGTTCCTTTGGCTCATAGACCTTGAATATCTCATACTCTGAGGTGCGGAACGTCTTCGTTAGCAGAGCCTCATGGAGCGCAAGCAGATTGGCCTCGCGGTTGAGGTCATGCTGTCTCACGCCATAAGAGCTGAGTTTCCCCCGACGGGCTTTTTCGTCAGCCAGTCGGAGGTTCTCAACCGTGATTATCTTTTCGTATAAGTTACCTATTCGCTTCATACGTTATCTGTTTCTCTGCTTTCCGTTCAGGGTCTTCGATAGCCGATACAAAGGGCGTTTCTACCAACTCCTACTTAGTCGTTTGCTGATGTTTTTTGCCAAGAGGCAAGGCCGTCGCACGTGATGGGTCGATATATAGATTTTTTGTTTGTGAAAGCATTTGCGAGACCCGATATTCGTGTTCGTGTTCGAGGGGGTGTTGTTCGAGTTCGAGTAAGCGAAGCCCGCTTTCGACCTGTTATTCGCATTACCGCCGAAATGAACACCACGCTCTATGCGACCGACCTGTTCTTTTCTCTCTATTCAAAGTAATAGCGATTGCCCTCGGAGCGTAGGGTTACTCTCCGAGGGAACGCTTTTAACTCCCGAATCTTCTGAAGGATATACAAGATGTCCTGTGACCCCGTGAAGAACTTGCGCGCTTCACTCTCAGGGCTGTCTTTCCTCGGACGTATCTGTACCAAGGTCTGACCCTTCGTGCCTTTTGCCTTAGAGAAGCGCGTCGGCACATCCTCCAAGAAATCAAAGACCCAAAACTCGGTGTTCACAATCTTAGACTGCTTCACCTCGTCGCCCTTCATCGAGCGGCTGTTCTCGTCACGCGGTATCTGCAGAAAGGCGAGCGAGCCGTCATCTGTCACAGGCTTCAAATTATCTTCCATACTTATTCAGTTAGAGGGTTATACAATAAGAGATTTCGGGGGACGCGCTTCGCGCTACGCGGTTGCGGGGATAAAGCAGAGGCGAGACCCGATACCCGAGTCCGCGGTCGAGGGGGCGTGGCGCGAGTACGAGAAAGCGAAGCCCGCCCCCGACCCGTTATTCGCAGCACCGCCGAAAAGAACACCACGCAAAGTGATAGCACTCACGTTGACATCTACATAGTGATTATCACAGAAGTAGGTGCTGTCAGAACCGCCACAGAGTGTCGGCATGATTTCGCCTCCCTCTCCGAATATCATCTCCTTGATGTAGCCGCCTGCGCGTTCCTCATTACCAACGTGGGTATAGTTCGCCACGCTGTCAGAATCAAACTTCGACGGGTCGGAGCAAACGAACACCTTAGAGACGTTCTGACCTGAGGCGGGATGAACCTGAACTAGAATACCGTCCGTCCACTGCCAAATATGACCGAAGGGGTTCTCAACGCCGCGATAGCGTGGAACATACACGTCCTCAGTAATATTGTCGGCTGTGTCGGTGGCCGTGTACTCGACCTGACCTGTGCCGTTGCCGAGAGAGTCGGTGTGGCCGCAAGGAACGAAAGGCTCTGAGCCGTCAAAGGTTGCCAAATCGGTGGCGTTGGTCACGCCAACGCCGAGACCGCCCTGATGGTAGCCGTTGGCATCGAGCTGTGCGTTATACGCTGCCTGAGTGTTCAGGGTGGCGTACTCGACAGCAAACAGCCAATAGAGAGCCTTCTGCACGTCATAGGTCATACAGTTCCACTCCGTCGAGCCGCTCTTACGGGCGCGGGCGAGAGTGCGGAACTCTGTCAGGCTCTTGTGAGTTGCTGGACGGCCAAGCTCAGTCTTATAGGTACCGTCCCAATCAGACTGATTGTTACCGCCACGATACTGAGCTGTCAGGTTCACGACAGAGGCGAGCTTGTTGTTCGTGCGGTCGATGGTTGCCTCATACGCTGAGACGTACATCTTCGGAACGAGGTGGTAGCCAGGCAGGGGAACCTCAGACATCCAAACCTGACGCTTGGTACCCATAGTCACGAACTTACGATAGTGAGCGGGAATCTCGACCATCACCTGACCTGCTGATCCGTCACGAACCTGACCCGTCCAATCTGACGGCATGAGATACTCAACGACGTTACCGTTATCGTCGAGCAGACAGCCCTTCATGCGGTTCTGAATAGGAACCAGCTTATGGAGGTCAGAAGAGCCGATACGGGTACAGGTGGGCGAGCTGACAGAGGTGTCGAACTCAATGCCGTAGGCAGCTTCCTGTTCAACATAGGGGAGCATGGAGGCCAATACAGCCTTCTTAGACTCTCCGTTCTCACAAACCTCGACAAGGAGGTCATAGGGGTTTGTACCCTCAACGTCTGGCAAATCAATCAGACGCTTTCCGTTCTGAAACGCCTCGATAATCTGTTCGAGGACGGCTTCCTGTGCTGATGTAAGCATAATTTTGAAAATTTTTTGTTTGAAATTATTAATTAATAATCGCAATGTGGCTCTTGCCACTTACTTTATAGAATTTGAGAGAGTCAGAGGCCACAAGCCTTGCGTTACCCAACAGCGGTTCGGGTTCAGGCTGTGGCTTCTTACGCTTCTGCATAGAGCCTGTGAAGCGTAATACAGGCCGTCCGTTGATGACGGAGAAGCTGACCTCTGAGAGCGTCGCAAGACGCAGCTGCTCCTTCCGTTCGGTGTCAACGAAACGGATGACAGGGCGACCGCCGACAAAGACGAGCCTCATAGCCGTTGACGAAGCCAGTCTGATACGACGCGGAACGTCAGAGTATCGGCGTGGCTCACGACGGTTTCTGAGTGCTCTCAGACGACGGGCGATGAAGGACACGAACAGAGTCAGCGGCATAAGCTATTCCTCCTCTCCGATGCATTCGCCGCTGCCCCAATACAGGTCGATGTCCTGAAGAAGCGACTGCTGGCCTGCCTCAATCTCCTTGATGGCGAGAGGCGACCAGTCGTTGAACACTACGGGAGCGTCGGCAAAGCTCTCATCCTGATAGCATTTCACGCTCAGGACAGCGTCCACACCCTCCACATCATCCTTAGGTCTCGCATAGACCGTAAACAAGGCTCCGCCAGCGAGACGGAAACCCTGTGTCAGGTCTGTAATCTGTCCGTGGGCGACTATGCGCCCGCCGTTCATAAACTCTGAAATGTAACCCTTAGGCATAATTTTCTGATGTTTTACGTTACACAATCAAACTTAGTTCAGGCGCATATAGCCTGTTGAGAGCAGACGCATCTCTGTCGAGATATACATACGGACGGCCTTCGAGTCTGTGAATGGCTTCACGGACTTTCCCTGAGCGGGACGGAGAATCTTCGCAACATAGTGCAGAAGCTTTCCCTCTGCCGTCGTGTAGGTCTCTTCGACACGCAGCTTACAGCGGTCAATCTGAATGCCCTCGCAACCTTCCCCCTCAGGGCTGATGCGGAAGGCGTGCTCGCCGACGATGTTTCCGTCCTCGTCAGAGAACGGACGCGGCATTCCCTTCTGTACGAAGATGTCGAATTCAAGCTGATAGTTGGAACGGTTATACCGAGCGTCAACCGCCGAGCCTCCCTCACGCGTTGCAAGCTGTTCTGAGCCTGACGTGGTGGTGAGCTTGGTGGTATCTTCCTTCGGGGTGTCAACACCGCCCCATGCACTTGCGGGATATCCATCGACACTGATGGCGTGTGTAATCAAACACTCTCCCCATGATAGAACTGCCATTTTTTGATATTGCTTTTGTTTTGTTGTTTTAATGAATATCCTATATGAAACAGAGAGTCAGTGCGAACTTCATCCACGGACGGTCTTCGGGGAAAAACTCAGAGACAGACATGGATTTATAGTAGCACGAATGCCCGTTCATTGTTCGGGCGTTGGGTCTCACAAGGTCATAGAGAAGCGCGTCGCTGTTACGCCAAAGCTCTGCCATCGTCGCAGCCCGCATAAGACAGGAGAGGCGCACGTCCTTTGCCTGATAGCGGACAGTCGAATTATCATACGAAGCCCCTGACTGGGTGGCGATGTTGACGAGAAGGTTCTTTTTCACTTCTGCCTTCTTCGATACCTCAGCATTTGAGCCTGACAGCACGGTTATGCCATAGGCCGACAGCCTCCGTGACGATGGGCTTCCGAGGCCACCGAGCGTATAGGTGTCGCCGCCTGTGAAGACAGAGGACGAAGGAGCCGTGTAATCTGCCGTGCTCAGATCGAGCGGATCATCATCCGCAAACTTCACTTGGAAGCGCGCAAGACCTCTCGAGAGAGACAACGACGGCTGATTCGTCAGCCTGACTTGGAAGGAGCGACCGAAGCAGGAGAGAGTATGAATGGAGTTGGCGCCTCCGAGGGCGTTCGTAAACGCATCAAAGCCGCTCTTCGTCTGAGCGACGAGCGACATCTGAAACTCTCGGCTGTTGAGTACAGGTTTGTCAAGGTCAACCTCCAAACCGTTATACTCATGCCAATCATTCTTCTCAGGCTCTTTCAGAGAGGGGAAGGACATCAATCCGTTCCACCCTCCACGCTCAACGTACACCCCATAGTATCCGTAAGCGTTTACCGAGTCGATAGCGAAATCTCCAATCATAGGATAATGGCGTTATTGAACACGTTCTTAATCACATTACAGCCCTGCCCGATTTTGACGCGGGCGACAGCCCATTTAGAGGCGTTGACCTGACCCTTTGCGCCGTGCATGAAGGTTATCTCATGGCGGGCGAGCGTGTCAAGGTTGACCGTTGCAGAGGTCTTACCGATAAGGACGGCACGCTCTGGGTTTTCCAACGTGATGACTCCAGCATCGATATATATCCCGTACTGCTCCACGCCATACTCCTTGAAGAGCCTCAGGGTGGCGATGTTCGGGAAATGGTTCTCGATGCAGAATTCAAGACCCTGAGGGCTTGTGAACAGCTTCACAAGTTCCTCGATGGTTTTCTCCTGACCTGTAAACATGTCGCACGCCCCAAGGAGCGTGGCCTGTGCATAGAGTTGACGAATAATCTTCTTCATATCGTATTTCCTGTACGTTTTTACTTAATCTTTATTCCACGGAGAGCAAAGTCTGAGACGGTGTCCCGCACCTCCTTGATGTCAGAGCGGAGATTCTTAATATCCTCCTTCATTGCATCCGTGTTACTCTCGATGTTCTGAACAGAGCGGAGTATGTTGTTAGAGTTGGAAACCAACATCTTCGAACTCTCAGCGATAGAGTAGGTGTGGCTCTGAATGGTCGTGGCGCGGCCGTTCAGTTCATCCACGCTGTCCTGTGAAGCCTGAGCGATACCCTTCTCAGCGGCTGTGCGCGTCGAGTCGGTGTTATAGAACAGCTCGCGGAGGTCTTCGGGGATAGCCTCCATGACCTGAGCGTAACTGTCATAGGTGCTGTTCAGGTCATTGCGGAACTCTTCCATAGAGTTGATGACCGCATCAATGCCAGCGAAATTGCCGTCCTTGAACCACTTGGCCTTGTATTTGTCGAAGATTTCACCGAGCGGCTCTTCGAGGAACTTCGACACCATCATACGTTTGAGGATGTCGGCGACAATCTCATTGACCTTATCGCCCCACGCCTCTGCAGCGTTCTCGCCGTTCTCGAAGGCCTCGAAGAAAGCGTCTGAGAGCTGTTTCGCAATGTCCTGAGAGGAACCGCCGATAATATCCTCCACAAGCTCATTTATCAGAGCTATGGCCTTTGCGCCGAGTTCCTCAATCTTACGCTCCCAATCCTCGATTTGACCGTAATCGACATCCTTTTTGTCTCTCTCGGTATCAATCTGTTCCTGAATGAGAAGCTGCTGCTGTGCGAGGTTTTCAAGCTGCTGACGAGCAGAAGCGAACCTCTCAGCACCGAGGGCTTTGTCAGCCGTGTAAGCGACATTGGCGTATGCCGTTGCAGCCTTCTTTGCCGCCTCGAGCATAATGGTCTCGTTGAGCTGAATAGTCGCTGAGATACGCTCCCATAGATTGTTGATGTCGCGGAGCTGTGCTATCTCCTGAGCGTATTGTTTGCGGGTCTCAGCAATAGAGCGGTTCACAAGGTCGATGGCCTTACCGTTCCTCTCATTCAGACGGACAATATCCTGATGGTCAAGCTCCCATTGAAGCTGGTCGATACGGCCTTGAAGATGTTCAATCTCTTCCTGTTTCGATTCATCGTCATTGAAGAGATTGGCGATGGCCGTGGCGATCTGCAATGCTGCGCTGATGACGGCAAGGATGACAGAAGCCTTTTCAACGGTCTGAATAGCCTTTGAAGCAGCCCCCGCAGTTGCGGTCATTCCCGTAGCCGACATGTTGACGAGCTGAACGATACCGTTTATCATTGAGAGCGTCGAAGTGGCAATCTGTCCAGCCGTCTGAATAATCTCGCCAGCAGCACCGCCGACAGCGTCCCCGATGTCATCAAACGACCGTGCGCACTCATTCAGGGTCTTATACAGGTCTTCCCATTCCTTAATGGTTCGCTTGCCTGGATTAAGGCTGTCCTCGGCCTTCTTCTTCTTTACGGCCTCCTGAGCCTTCGTGACCTTTGCGCGGGCTGTGGCGACCTGCTGTGACGATGCGCCACCGTTCTTTTCGAGGTCGTCAAGCTCCTTCTTTGCCTTTTCAAGGACATCTTCGAGCTGTTTCAGGGTGAGGTTGCCAATCTGATTGCACCAAGCCTCATACGTGACCTCACGGGAGGCAAACTGCTCGTCAATGGCTTTCAGGGCTTCATCCTCCTGACGCTGGAGTTCGTCGAAGTTCGCCTGAGTAACACCCTTGCGCATAATCTTGTTACCGTTCGAGTCGGTCTTGAAGTTGCCATCCTTATCCTTCTCATACATCTGAGAGCGGCGACGCTCGAAATCCTCAGAGATTTTCGTGCGCTGCTGCTCATAGGAAAGGACATCGGCAAGCATCTTATCGAGCGCGTCCTGATTGGCCTTGATGCGATAGTCTTTGGCTATCTTCTCGAACTGTTCAACCTGAGCGGCCAGCTTCGGCTCGGCCTCACGCCACATAGCCTCTGTGACCTGAGAGCGGTCAAACACCAAGCCCTTCTTCTTAGCGTCGGGGTTGGCGTTTTCCCATTCGAGTTCGAGCTTATCCTTATACTTCTCGATATACCCAGCCATGCGCTTCTGATTCTCAAAGACGAGCTTCTCATAATTCAACTCATTCTGTCTGAGTTCCTTTTCGAGGCCGTCCTTCATGGCGTTGATGGTGGCCTGTTCGATATCCAACTCAGCCTGACGCTTGGCGATGACAACGGTGTTAGCATACTCCTGAATCTTCTGCACGCGCTCGGCTGTCTCTCGGGCTGTCGTAGCCGCTTGTGAGTCGGCTTTGGTGTTGGCATTCGACTGCTTGCTGTAAGACAGAGCGTCGCGCTCTCTCTCATACTCACGAATCTGCTTATACAGGTCACGGCCTTTCTTCGACATCTGCTCGGCCTTGGTAAGGTTCTCATACTCCTGAGTCTTTTCCTTCACAAGGTCATCGTAGTATTTCTTATTCTTGACAGGCTCGGGAGTCTCTGTCTTCTTATCCTCCTTCTTCGGAGGCTCCCCGAAGCGGGTCTCAGCCTCTTGGATGGACTTATCGAGGATGGCCTTTGCGTTCGCCGCCTGAGTAATCAGAGGCTGGAGCTTATTCAGGGTATAGGAAGTCCAGTCGCCGTTCTCTGTGACAGCGTTCACGGTCTCGTCGAACTGACTGATGACATCCTTCAACTCCTTCGTAATCTTCTCTTTCCCCTCGAGGACAGGCACGATTTTCCAAAAATACTCATTGCCTTTCTTCGAGCCGAACTTCTCAACGAGCTTTTTCTGAATGTTATCGCGTATGCCTCCCATCTGCTCTGCGTAGGTGTCGCTCTCAGCTTTCAGGAAAGCCTCCATAGCGCGTGCCTTTGCAGCGTCACGGGCAGCGGCAGAGACGGCACGGTAAGCGGCCTCTACATCTTTCAGTGAGCTGACCTCGTTAGAGAGGCCTTTCAGATATTCGCCGTACTGATTGATGATGGCCTTCTTCGCCTTCTCATATTCCTCGGTGCCTTCCTTCGCGGCTTTGAGCTTACCAAAGAGAATGTCAATCTGCGTCTGCTCGCTGATGACGGACTTATTCATATCCTTCGTAGCGTCATTCAGGCGCTTCGTGGCCTTCTCTGCCTCAGTCTGATAGGTCACCATCTTATAAATGGCATATCCCAACGCAACGACAGCGGCAGCAGCGATAGCGTAGGGATTGCTCATAATAATGGCGTGGAGCCGTGCGGCAGCGGCAGCGAGCTTATTCTTCGCAAGGGTCAGGAAACCCGTCGCTGTGGCGTTCGCCGTCTCAGCAGCCGTATCAACACCCGTTGCAAGGGCTTCGGCTGTCTTAGAGGCTGTGGATTTGGCCGTAGCGGCCTGTTCAACGGCCTGAGCCGCTGCGCTCCGCTCACGCTCCGCAATCTCCAATTCCTTCTGAGCGTTCAGGAGGATGGTCTGCTCACGCTCCAGCTTCTTCGAGGTCACGTTCTCAGCGGTGGCCGCAATCTCCTTACGGATAGCGATAACCTCCCGCCCGTGCTGGATTTCCTCAGCCTTGGCAGCTGTGATTTTCTGACTTATCGCTGCGATTTGACGGTTTTTCGCTGCGATAACCTCAGCCGATGCCTGCTGTTCCTTCAAAGCGGTGGCCTGAGCGATCAGAGCGTCCTTCTCTTCCTGAAGCTTCACAACACGGAGAGCGGCACGGCTCTGAGCCTCCTGTGCCTTCGCCTGTTGGGTCTGCAAGGAAGCAACGCGCTCGGCCTGTGCCTCTGACTGAGCGGCAGCGACAGCGGCCTGAGCGTCAGCAACACGCTGGGCTGCGGCCTCATGCTCTGCCGTCACGGTTGAAAGGCGCTGCTCTGCGGCTGTCAGCTCTGCCTTTGCCGTGGCGACGCTCTGAGCGGCTCTTTCGCGCTCGGCCTGTATCTCAGCCTGAACAGCGGCATAATATTCCTGAGAGGTGGTAACGAGACCGAGTTTCGACACCTTCGCCTGACCCTCAGCCGAAAGGAGCTGATACAGGGCAGCGGCTTCGTCGGCGTGCTTGACAGCCATATACGAGCCCTGAATGGCCTCGGTGGCTATCAGGGCTGCTCGGTATATTCCGTAAGCGGCAACAAGCTCCATGATGGTCTTTCCGACCTCGTCATAATGCTTGACGAGATTCGTAAGCCCCTCGACGGTTCCTGTGATGGCCTCCTGTGAACCCTCTCCGAGGTCATTCAGCATGTCATCCCAAGCACCTTTGAGGTTGGAGATTGC